GAACGTGAGCAGGGGGGGGGGTATTTGACCGCTGGCCAGCTCACTAGCGCGCCGCCGAAAGGCTCCCGCGGTCTCGGCGGGGCGCGCGGCTTTGCGCGCGAGAAGGACGACTTCTATCCCACGCCTGCCTCCCTGGTGACGCCGCTGATTGAGCGTTGGCGCCACCAGTTCGACGACGGCGTGTGGGAGCCGGCATGCGGCGACGGCGCCATCTGCAGGCTGCTCGAGGCCGCCGGCATCCCGTCGATCGGCAGCGACCTCGTCGATCGCGGGCATGGCGAAGCGCGCCGCGATTTCCTCATGGAGCTCGCACCGCCTAAAGGATTTCACGCGCTGATCACCAACCCGCCGTTCCGCCTGTGGCGCGAGTTCGCGCAGCACGCGACGTCGATGGATCTGGGCTTTATCGCGTTGCTCGGCCGCCTGCAGCTGCTCGAAGGCAAGCGCCTGTCGGCGCTCTTCCAGGAGACCAAGCTCGCCGAAGTCATGGTAAGCGCCGGCAGGGTAACATGCTGCCGGCCGGCGCCGTCGACAAAGGTCACAACGGCATGATCGCCTGGGCGTGGTTCATCTGGGTGCCCTATGCCGCCTACCAGCGCGAGCCGCGCATCGTGTGGTTCACGCCGGAGAAGGCGCCATGACCGGCGCGCGAACCGACGCGCGGAAGCACCGCCGTTCGCTCTGGAACGGCGGCGCCCGCTACGTCAACGGCCACCAGATCGCAAGCGTGAGCTCGCGCCCTTTGCCGAAGCGCAGTGTTAGCCAAAACAGGGGTGCCATGAGGGCCTCCGCGTTCGGGCCGCAGTCGACCGCAGCCTTGTTGGACTGCGTGAATGACGTCACTCGTGATTTCGCTTGGGCTGTCGCTGCGGAAGTTCCCTTGTCGAAGCTCCATGCCGAAAGGCTGCGGTTGGCTCCGATGTTCACTTCCCTGCTTGGCGATGCCGGGCGCAACTCCACGATACAGATCGCGGGCATTCGGTCAAGCGATTTTACCAGCGGTTGCGGTGTCCGATGAGAAAGATCCTCGTCGCCGATCTCTTCTGCGGCGCCGGCGGCTCGTCGACCGGCGCGCGCCAGGCGATCGAGCAGCTCGGCCGCACGATGGACCTGGTCTGCGTCAACCACTGGGACCGCGCTATCGAGACCCACAAGCGCATGCACCCCGAGGCGCGGCACTACTGCCAGGACGTGGCCTCGGCGCGGCCGATCGAGTGCGTCCCGGAGGGCCGGCTCGATCTCCTGATGGCCTCGCCCACCTGCACCTATCACAGCCGTGCCCGCGGCGGCCGCCCGACGTCGGACCAGCAGCGCATGGATCCGTGGCACGTCGTCACCTGGCTGACCGAGCTCCGGGTCGAGCGGCTGCTGATCGAGAACGTGCCGGAGTTCGTCGACTGGGGCCCGGTCGATGCCCGCACCGGCCGCCCGCTGAAATCGAAGAAGGGCCAGTATTTCCGCGAGTGGATCGCCACGCTCGAGCGGCTGGGCTACGCCGTCGACTGGAAGTTCCTGAACTGCGCCGACTATGGCGACGCCACCACCCGCCGGCGGTTCTTCCTGCTGGGCCGGAAGCGCGGCCGCATCCGCTGGCCCGCGCCGTCGCACACCCGCGAGCCCGCGCACGACCTGCTGGCGCCGCTGCAGAAATGGCGGCCGGCGCGCGAGTGCATCGACTGGAGCCTCAGGGGCAACAGCATCTACGGGCGCAAGTTCCCGCTCAGCGTCAAGACGCTGCTGCGCGTCTATGCCGGCGTGACCCGCTTCGGCTGGCCGTCTCGCTACGAGGTACGGTTGCGGCGCGAGCTCCTCAGCCGAGGCGTCGAGCCGCCGGCGATCAAGGCGGTCGGCAACGGTCGCAATCCGGAGCCCTTCATAGACGTGCTGCGCAACAACAACCGAGCACGCGGGCTGGACGAGCCGGTCGCCACGGTCAATGCGCAGGGCGAGCACCATGCGCTGGTCGAACCGTTCCTGCTCGGCCAGCACTTCGAGCGCCGGCCGCGATCGACGGACGAGCCGCTGCGCACGGCCACCGGCATCGCCCGCCAGGCGCTGATCGAACCCTTCATCATGGCGCAGGGCGAGGGCGGCATGGCCCGCGAGCTGCGCGAGCCCATGCCCGCGATTCCGACCGGCGGCGCGCATGCGCTGATCGCGCCCTACTACGGCTCGGGCTCAGGCAAGACCTGCAAGAGCGTCGACGAGCCGCTCGACACCGTGACGGTGCAGGACCGCTTCGGGCTGATCGTGCCCATCACCCACGCCAACGGCATGAACCGCGTGCGCGACATCACCGATCCGCTGCCGACGCTGACGACGGCGAAGCGCGGCGAACTGGCCTTCATCACGGCGAGCTACGGCGAGCGCGACGGACAGCTGCCGAGAATCCACGACCTGGAATTGCCGCCGCCGACCATTGCGGCCAGCGGCTCCGTCCGCATGGCCGAAGCGGACGAGAGCGACGACATCTCCTACCGCATGCTGCACTGGCGCGAGCTCGCGCGTGCGATGAGCTTTAGCGATGCCGACAGCGACTACGAGTTCGCCGGCACCAAGACCGAGATCACCAAGCAGATCGGCAACGCCGTTCCGGTGCGCACCGCCCGCGCCCTGGTCGGCGCGGCGCTGTGGGACGTCGCCCAATGAGCCGCCGCAAGTCGTTCGTCTATGACATGTACCCGCAGGACTTCAACGACGGGGTCAAGGGACTGCCCGACGAGGTGGTCGGCGTGTATGTCAAACTGATCAACCTGATGCGCATCGAAGGCGGTCCGCTGCCGCCGCGCAAGCTCAGGCTGGCGCGCGCCGAGTTCGACGAATGGATCCGCGACAAGCTCGGCCACAAGAACATCCGCACCTGGCTGCGCGCCAAGCGCGTGCTGCTGGGCGACCCCGACAAGCTGGTCGAGCTGCCCGACGGCCGCATCGCCAACCCGCGCACCGAGCGCGATCTCGCGAAGCGCCGTCACGACGACGACGACAGCTCGGCCGGCGGCAACGGCCAGACCGTGCTGCCGTTCCGTGCGCCGTCGGCGGCGGCTGTGCATGAAGCTGTGGACGACGTTGGGGATGAGCGCGGGACGGATGGCGAGCAAGTCGCCGCATCGGGCGATGATCGATCGAACTTCGGGCGAAGTTCGGGCGAAGTTCGACCGATCCGGGCCGCCAAGTCATTGAAATCGCCCGGTTTCCGGTGCGCCTCTCCTTATCCCTGTATCCGTATCCCTCATGAGTCTGTGGCTGCTGTCATGACGGTTGCCGCACGCGCGCGAGGCGATCCGCGCGCCGTTGCATGAGGCTCGGCAAATCGGAGTTGGGGCAGCAGCGGAGCGGAAAATGGCCAAGGTCGCGGTGGTGGAGACGAATCTGGACGAGCCGGTCGAGGTGATCGGCGGCAGGCTGGCGGGCAGCTACGTGCGGCGGGCACGAACGCGCTTCGTCGAGGAAAAACCGGCCGTCCTGCCGATGCCGCCACGCCTCGGCGATCGCTGGGAGCCGCTCACCGTGCGCGCCCGGCTGCAGCGCATGGCCGAGGTCTTTCGCCGCGTGCCGCACGATCCCGACACGCGGCCCGGCCAGTACCGCTCGTGCATGCCAACGCCGGTGCGCGAGATCTTCAAGGATCAGCCGGCCGAGCCGATGCGCGTGCCGGTGAGCCGCGCCGAACTGGCCGCGGCGAAGCAGGTGCTCGACAGCCTGATCACGCTCACCTGGGAGCAGCGCGTCACGGCGTGGGCGATCGCCAACAAGCTCAGCGATCGGCGGCTGGCGAAGGAGATTCACTGCAGCCATCCGACCGCATCTGATCGAAAAAATGCGCTGCTGCGCCAATTGGCGGCCGACTGGAACGCACGCGGCTGGACGCCCGACGATTTTGACCTCGAGCACGCGCGGTCACTTATCCGCAGAATTATCGATTGAGCGGTTACCAGACTTTCCAAAATTCGTGTAGCTTCCTGTCACGCTCGCGCGAGGTGCGACAGTCCACATGATCAAGCTGGACGTGCGCACGAACTTCCCCGAGTTCCTCAGCAAAATCGACAAGACGCGCGCCGATCAGCTGCCCCAGGCGATGGCATGGACCTTGACCGAGGTCGCCAAGCGCGGCCGCGATGCCGTCATCGCCGAGATGCAGCGCGTGTTCGACCGGCCGACGCCGTACACGCTCAATTCGCTCTACGTATGGGGCGCGACCAAGAAGAAGCTGGTCGCCGAGGTCGTGATCAAGGACGACCAGAACAAGGGCACGCCGGCGTCGAAGTATCTCGCGCCCGAGATCGAAGGCGGCGAGCGTTCGTTCAAGCGCTTCGAACGATCGCTGCAGCTCGCCGGCCTGCTCCCGTCGGGCATGTACGCCGCACCGGGCCACGAAGCGCCGCTTGACCAATACGGCAACATGCCGCCGCAGCTGCTGGTGCGCATCCTGAGCGATCTCAGGGCATTTCCCGAGGCGGGGTACCGCGCCAACCGGAGGCTCTCCAAGGCGAGCACGTTCTTCGTTGCGCGGGCAGGCTCGCACCTAAAGCCGGGCATCTACTGGCGGCTGCCCAACCGCATGCTGGTCTGCATCGTGGCGTTCGTGCGAACGCCGCACTACAGCGTGCGGCTGGCGTTCTACCCGCTGCTGCAGCGGACCGCGGCCGCCGAATTTCCCCGCGTGTTTCCGCTGATGTGGCAGCGCGCGCTCTCGACCGACCGCGGCGCGCGCTAACTCTACTCCCTCGCAAGACCTGGCCGCCCTAAAACGCCGGGTCCTTCCAGAGGGAGGGCCCGCCTGCGAGTAATTCGACCCGCGTCGGGGTTGTGGTTTTTCCCTTTTTCGAAATCGTCGATTTTTCTTGTTCGTGTTGAGGTCGCATGCTGGTCAACAAGGCCGAGCTGGCGCGCGTGTTCGGCGTCAGCGCGCCCACGGTAGACCGCTGGATCGTCGACGGCTGCCCGATCGTGAAGGGCGGCAGCAACGGCGTGGCCTACGAGTTCGACACCGACCAGGTGAAGGACTGGAAAGACCGGCGCGAAGCCGACGACAAGCGCCAGGCGGAGGAGCGCGAGCAGGAAATCCGGCGCATCCAGTCGGAAATGTTTGCCGCGGACGAGCCGCTCGGCCCCGCCGGCATGAGCCAGGCCGAGATCCGCACCTATCTCGAGAACCAGCAGCGCGTCGAAGTGCTGAAACGCCAGCGCGGTGAACGCCTCGACCGCGCCGACGTGCTGAACGACTACCAGGCCGTCTTCAACGTCGTGCGCCAGCACACGCTCGGATGGTCGACCACCGTGGGGAGGCTTCTTTCACTCGATGCCGCGCAGCAGGCTCTCGTCGAGCGCCTGGTGCGCGAGCTCCTGGGCGACATGATGCGCCAGATCAAGGACCCGGCCTTGCGGCCAGTGCTGAGAGATGCAGCTTGACCTCCAGCAGTTCCGCCTGCCGCCGCTGCCCCGCGCCGCCGAAGTGCGCGCGATCGCGGCCGACATCCTCGAGCCGCCGCCCGACATCGACGTGGCTGAGGCCGCCGAGCTGCACCGACACCTGAGGAACCCCGGCGGCGGCTATTCCGGTCCGTGGCGCAACGCGATCGCGCCCTACCTGGTCGAGCCGATGCGGGCCTGCACCGACCCCCGCTTCGGCATCGTGGTGTTCGTGGCGCCGGCGCAGTCGGGCAAGACCGAGATCGGGCTCAACTTCGCGGGCTACGCGATCGAGACCGACCCGGCCGACTTCCAGATCGTGCTGCCCGAGAAGCAGCTCGCCGAGGATTTCTCGGCGCGCCGCATCGGCCGCATGATCGACGCCTCGCCGGCCTACGAAAAGCGGCTGAAGGAGCGCAAGACCTTCTCGGCGACGTTCGACCGCTGCATCGTCAACCTCTCCTGGCCGACCTCGACCAACGCCTCGTCCAAGCCGGTGCCGTGGAACTGGCTCGACGAGCGCGATTCCATGGCCGACGACGTCGACGGCGAGGGCGATCCGGTCGCGCTGTACGACAAGCGCTCGCAGACCTTCGGGGCGCGGCGCAAGACGCTGGTCACCAGCTCGCCCAAGCGGCCGCCGAAGAAAGGCGCGCCCAAGCCCGTCGGTGCGCACGAAGCGCCGGCCTGCGACGGCGTGCTGGCCCTCTACAACGAGGGCACGCGCAAGTTCTTCTACTGGCCGTGCCGCGAATGCGGCGATTTCTTCGTCACCCGCGCCCAGGATCTGCAGTGGCAGCCCGGGGCGAAGTCGACCGACGAGCTGATCGAGGTGACCTTCGCCTGCCCGCACTGCGGCGGCGTGCACGGCGAGAGCGACCGGCGCGAGCTGTGGGCGCGCGGCGAATGGCGCGCCGAGGACGCCAGCCGCTTCACACGCATCGATTCCTACTGGCTGTTCGGGCCGCAGGCCAAGTTCATCACCCTCGAGGAGCTGGTGCGCAAGCGCCTACGCGCCGAGGAGAAGCTCGGCGCGATCGGCAGCGACACCGACCTGCGCACCTGGTGGAACGTCGACGCGGGCGAGGTTTACTTCCCGGCGAGCGACGACGAGACCGGACTGGCGGCCGAGGATCTGCGCGCCGCGGCCAAGGAACTGCCGCTCGCGGTCATGCCGGAGCGCGCTTCGGTGCTGATGGCCTCGATCGACGTGCAGAGCGACCGCTTCGAGTTCCAGCTCACCGCCTTCGGCCGCGATTCCGAGTCCTGGCTGATCGATCACCAGCGCCTGGTCGCGGTCTCGAGCGACGGCAAGCCCATCACCACCGGCGGCGGCGCCGGCGGCGCGGTCAGCCTGCAGGGCAGCGAGCCCTGCGACCCCGCCCACCGCCAGGATCACTGGCAGGCCCTGGTGCCGGCGGTGTTCGATCGCGTCATCCCGCTCGAGCTGGACCCGGCCAAGGGCCTGACGCCGCTGATCGTGGTCATCGATACCGGCGGCCCTTCGGGCGTCACCGACAAGGCCTACCGGTTCGCCCGCTGGCTGCGCCGCGAGCGGCCCGACATCGCCCCGCGCGCCATGTTCATCAAGGGCCGCGGCGGCCGCAATCCGGTGCGCGTGGCGCGGGCGCAGTGGGATCCCAAGATCACCGCGACGCGCCAGGCCAACCGCCGCGGCGTCGATCTCTGGCACGTCTGGGTCGACGAGCTGAAGGACGCGGTCGCCGCGCGCCTGCGCCGCTTCGTGAAAAGCGGCGGCGAGCCCGGTCCCGACCGCCTGCATGTGTCGGCGCTGCTGCCGGAAGCGATCTTCCAGCAGCTCTGCGCCGAGACGCGCGACGGCGAGGAGTGGGTGAACGAGCGCCGCGTCTCCAACGAGGCGTGGGACCTCGCCGTCTATGCGCTGGCCGGCTGGCTGCGCAACAACGGCGACAAGATCGACTGGGACGACCCGCCGCGCTGGGCCCAGCCATCCGCGATGGCGACCCCCACCAGCGCCGCCGCCAAGGCGAAAACGGCCGAGCGTCTCCCGGTCAAGCCTGCGCCGCTGGCTCCCCAACAGCCGGCGGCGCGGGCGCCCATTCCGTCCCGGCCGCCGCGAACGGGCGGCTGGGTGTCGGCCTTCATGCGTAGAGGATTCTAGATGGACTATCCGAAGCGCGAACCCGACATCGTCACCATCGGCACGACGTGGGCGTGGCGCCGCGACGACCTCAACGACGACTTTCCCGGCGGTTCGGGCGGCTGGACGCTGGCCTATACGCTGAGCCAGAACGGCCAGACCGCGCTGCAGGTCAACGGCGCCGCCGTCACCTATGATGGCGAGGGCTACCTGATCAAGACCGCGGCGAACCTGGCCGCGGCCGCTGCAGCGGGTCTCTGGACGATCACCGGCCAGGTGACCAACACGGGCACCGGCGAGGTCTACGAGGTCTATCGCGGCACGGTCCGGCTCCTGCCGGCGCTGGGCAACAACGTCGACGGCCGCACCTACTGGCAGATCACGCTCGACAACATCGAGGCGGTGATCCAGGGCCGTGCCACCAAGGACCAGATGGCCTATACGATCGACGGCCGCCGCCTCGATCGCACGCCGATCGCCGAGCTGCTGCTGTTGAAGGACGACGCGCGCGCCGAGGTCGAGCGCGAGCGCCGCGCCCTGCTGCTGAGCCAGGGCCGCGATCCCAAGCGCAAGATCGGCACGCGCTTCGTCGGGCCGACCGGGCCGTTCTCCTGGCCGTGGCCGTTTTGAGGAGGCCCTGAATGTGGCCCTTCACGCGCGCCGCGGCGCGCCGCGCCGCCGTCGAGCGCATCGCGCCCACGGTCAAGCTCCTGCCGGTGGCCCAGCAGGCCGGCAAGCGCAGCTTCGTGTCGGCGGTGCCGACCGAGCTCACCGCCGACCTGCCGACCTCGATCTTCGCCATCAACGCGGCGCTGCGGTACAACATCTACGCCATGCGCAGCCGCAGCCGCTGGCTGGCGCGCAACAACGACTATTACCGCGAGTGGCTTCGCAGCCTGCGCCGCTCCGTGGTGGGCGCCAAGGGCTTCGGCCTGCAGCCCACCGTCAAGCAGCCGCCGGCGGCGAAGGCCGAGGCGGGAGCCAAGCCGCAGCCCGACGTCATGGCCAACCGGCTGATCCGCCAGGCCTTCGACGAGTGGAGCGGGGCGGCGACCTGCACGGTCGAGGGCAGCATGGATCGCCCGCACCTCGAGCGGCTCCTGATCACCCTGCTCGGGCGCGACGGCGAGTTCCTGCTGCGCAAGGTGCGCGGCGCCGACGTCGGCGGCCGCTTCGGCTACAGCCTTCAGGTCATCCCGATCGACCTGCTCGACGAGCAGCTCAATGTCGGCGTCGGCGGCGCGCCGCCGTCCAATCCCGGCGGCAACGTCGGCTGGGCGCAGGACCATGAGATTCGCATGGGCGTGCAGCGCGACAAGTGGAAGCGCCCGTTCGCCTACTGGCTGCGCACCTGGTACCCGGGCGACGACCCCGGCATGGCGGCGTTCCAGAACGTCGGCCGCTGGCAGGTCGTGCCGGCCGACGAGATCGAGCACGTGTTCGAGCGCGAGGACGCGGCGCAGGCGCGCGGCTTTCCGCGCGCCGCATCGTCGATCACCCGGCTGAACCAGATCGGCGGCTACGAGGACGCCGTCGTCGTGGGCGCCCGCGTCGGCGCCTCGAGCATGGGCTTCCTCGAGGGCCAGAACACCGACGAGGTGAAGGGCGACACGACCGGCGCCGAGGGCGAGCTGCTGAACGAGGTCGTGCCCGGCACGGTCGCCAAGCTGCCCAATGGCGTCACCTTCAAGTCGTTCAATCCGAGCCAGCCCGCCTCGACCTACGCCGAGGGCCGCAAGGGCTTCCTGCGCGGCGTCGCGGCCGGCATGGGCGCCAACTACCACTCGATCGGCAAGGATTACGAGTCGGTCAACTTCTCCTCGCTGCGCGCCGCCGCCATGGACGACCGCGAGGAATGGAAGATCCTGCAGGACCTGCTGCTCGACATGTGGCGGCGCATCGTCAGCGACTGGCTCTCCCATGCGCTGCTGCGCGGCGCCATCAATCTGCCGCTCGGCAAGTTCGACAAGTTCAACGATTTCACGCTGCATCCGCGCGGCTGGGACTGGGTCGACCCGGTGGCCGAGATCACCGCCGCCGCCACCGAGGTGGCGCTGGGCGTCAAGAGCCGCCGGCAGATCTGCGAGGCGCGCGGCCTCGACTTCGACCAGATCATGGACGACCAGGGCGACGAGCTGCGCGTCGCTAAGAGCAAGGGCGTCGACCTCTGGCAGCCCGAGCCGCGCCTGCCCAAGGGCGTCACGGCGACCACGCCGCCGGAGACGGTGGCCGGCGCGCCGAAGCCTGTCGACCCGCCGGCGGCCTAGCCGCCAACCGCGTCAAGTTCCGCGTGACCATTTTCAGGAGAAACCTCATGTCCCAGATCGATCTCGTCGACAACGTCCTCGCCAAGCACTCGATCGACCCGCAGGCGCTGGGCTCCAGCGCCACCGTCACCGGCGCCTCGGTCGACCTGTTCGGCTACGACAGCGCCATGGCGCTGTTCTCGGCCGGCGCCTGGACCGACGGCACGCACACCATCACGCTCGAGGACTCGTCCGACAATTCGAGCTTTTCGACGGTCGGCGCCGGTAGCCTGCAGGGCTCGATCACCAACATCACCGGCACCGGCCAGCAGAACGCGGTGCAGCAGGTGGGCTACATCGGCAGCAAGCGGTACCTCCGCGCCAAGGTCGTCAGCAGCGGCGTGACCACCGGCCTCGCCGGCTTCGCCGCGCTCATCGTCAAGGGTAACCCCAAGGTCTACCCGGCCTCTTAAGTCTGCCCCGCGCTCTCGGCCGCCCCACCAACCCCGCTCGCGCGGGGGCCCGATGAGGAGTTCCTCAATGCCGGATGGTTCCGTAATTCGCATGAAGCGCCAGTATCGCAACGTCGTCGTTGCGCGCGGCGCGGTCGACACCGACAAGCGTACGGTGTCGGTGAGTTTTTCCTCCGAGGAGCCGGTCGAACGGTTCTTCGGTGATGAGATTCTGGGGCACCAGCCCGGAGAGGTGGACCTCTCCTTCATCGGCAGCGGGAACGCGCCGGTGCTGGTGAACCATGATCCCGACCGTCAGGTCGGGGTCGTCCAGAGCGCGACGGTGGCCAACGACCGTGGTCAGGCGGTGCTCCGCTTCGGCCAGGGCGACGCGGCCAGCGAAGTGTTCCAGGACATCGTCGACGGCATCCGCAGCAACGTCTCGGTCGGCTACGAGTACGACGAGATGGTGCTGGTCGCGGATGACGACGGCGACCGTTCGTACCGCATCACCAACTGGCGACCGCTGGAGATCTCCATCGTGGCCATTCCCGCCGACCCGACCGTCGGCGCGAACCGGGCCGGCGAGCAGGAGCGTGCCGTGCGCGTCGTCGAACCGCAAAAGGAGCAAAGGGCCATGCCCGAAGTCGTTCAGACCCCCCAGACCGTCCCGCCCACCGTGCCGCCGACGGTCGCCACTCCGCCCGTCAACCTCGACGAGGTGCGCAACCAGGCGCGCCAGCAGGCGCTCGACAGCGAACGCGAGCGAGTCAAGCAGATCAGCGAGCTCGGCGCCCGTCACAACCGCAGCGACCTCGCCCAGAAGGCGATCGCCGAGGGCAAGAGCTTCGCCGACTTCCAGGGCCTCATGCTCGAGGCGGTCGGCACCGCCAAGCCGCTGAACGCGATCCCGTCCGAGGTCGGCATGTCGGCGCAGGAGCGCAAGCGCTTCTCGCTGTGCCGCGCCGTGATCGGCGCCGCCGATCGCGCCGCCGGCCGCAAGCCCGCGATCGACGACGCCTTCGAGATGGAGGTCAGCGACACCATCGCCAAGCGTCTCGGCAAGGCGCCGCGCTCGATCTACCTGCCGATGGACCCGTTCCTCGAGGGCGTGATCCCGGCCGGCCAGGAGCAGGCCGTGCGCATGGCGCTGATGGGCCAGCGCACCAACCTCAACGTCGCCACCGGCAATGCCGGCGGCTACTTCGTCGCCACCGAGCTGCTCGCCGGCAGCTTCATCGATCTGCTGCGCAACCGCATCATGGTGGCCACGATGGGCGCCACTTTCCTGCCGGGCCTGGTGGCCAACATCACCATTCCCAAGCAGTCGGGCGCCGCGACGGCGAACTGGCTGGGCGAGGGCAGCGCTGCCACCGAGTCCCAGCTCACCGCCGCGCTGGTGTCGCTGTCGCCCAAGACGGTGCATGCCATGACCGACTATTCGCGGGAAACGCTGCTGCAGAGCACGCCGGCGATCGAGGCGCTGGTGCGCTCCGACCTGATCGCCGTCATCGCCCGCGCCATCGATCTGGCGGCGCTGTCGGGCTCGGGTTCGTCCGGCCAGCCGACCGGGCTCGCCAACCAGTCCGGGCTCACCGTCGAGGCGGTCGGCACCAACGGCGGCACGCCGTCGTGGACCAACATCGTCAACATGGAAACCGACGTCGCCGCGGCCAACGCCGACTTCGGTTCGCTGGGCTACCTCACCAACGCCAAGGTGCGCGGCAAGCTGAAGCAAACGGCCAAGATCGGCTCGACCTATCCGGTGTTCATCTGGGAGAACAACCCCGGCTATGGCCCCGGCTTCGGCGAGATGAACGGCATGCGCGCCGGCGTCTCCAACCAGTGCCGCAGCAACCTCACCAAGGGCAGCTCGTCGGGCGTGTGCTCGGAAATCTTCTACGGCAACTGGGCGGACCTGCTGATCGGCGAATGGGGCGTGCTCGACATGCTGGTCGACAACATCACCCAGGCGGCCAATCGCATCATCCGCATGCACGCCTACGAGACGGTGGACGTCAACGTCCGCCACATCGAGAGCTTCTCGTACTGCGCCGACGCCACGACGACTTAGGCGCGAGGCGCTTAAGTCGATCCATCCCACAGGCGCGCGACTGCGCGCACTCTCACTGCCGGCCCTTCGGGGCCGGCAGTTCCCCATGACCACGGCCCGGGCGGCGCGTGGTCATCGGGAACTGCAAACCGGGAGTTCACTATGAAGATCAGGCTGCTGCGTTCCGTCGTCACCTCGCAAGGCGTGCACGACGTCAACGAGTACAGTGAGAAGGGCAAGCCGACCGGCGGCACGCGCGAGGAGATCGTCGAGATCCCCGACGCCGAGGCCCGGCCGCTGATCGCCCGCGGCATCGCGGAAGCCGTCTGATGGCCGCCCTCACCATCACCGCCGCCAACGTCGCCTGGGTAAGCGGTCCGGAAAAGGGCGACCAGGTCGCGGGCGAGGCCTTTACCGCCGGCTCGCAGGTGTATTTCAACGTGCCGGATGGCAAATGGTACAAGGCCAAGTGCAATGGCACCGTGAACCAGGCCGGCCAGGACGGCCTCGGCATGGCGCTCGGCTCGGCCGACGCCGCCGGCGCGCGGGTCAGCATCGCCCAGCCGGGCGCGATCGTGGCGATCGGCACCGGCACCGCGGGGCACACCTACTATCCCGGCGCCACGGCGGGGCAGCTCGTCGAATGGTCGGATCTCGTTGCGACCAACAAGGCGGTCCCGGCCGCGGTCGGCGTCGGCAGCAACCAGGTCCTGCTGCTGGGCGGCAGCTACAACGCGGGCTCGGTTCTCTAGTCACGACCGCAGCGGCCTCATCGGGGCCCCGCATTCGCGGGGTTGGTGGGGCGGCTGCGAATGCGGGGTAACAGATGGCCGTCGAGACTGACGACGATCGCGCGGCGCTGCTCGCCGACTTCGGCCAGGCGGGCAGCTATACGCACGCGGGCGCGACCGTCTCGATGACCGGCATCTTCACCGGACCCTATGTCAGCCACGCGCTGGGGCACATGGGCGTCGAGTTCGAGGGCGGCAATCCCGCCTTCCTGGTGCGCTCGATCGATCTGCCGGCCGGCGCGGTGCAGGGCGACACGCTCGTCACCGGCGGCACGACCTACAACGTGCGATCCGTCCAGCCCGATGGCACCGGCATGACCAAATTGGCCCTGGAGCTGATGTCGTGAATCGGGATCCCCGCGCGAGCGGGTTGGTCGGCGGCGCGAGCGCGGGGCAAACATGACGACCCATGTCCGGCAACAGATCCGCGCCAAGGCCGTGTCCCTGTTGAGGGGCCTGGCCACGACCGGGCCCAACGTCTATCCCGGCCGCTCCTGGCCGACCGGCGCGGCACAGCTGCCGGCGCTGCTGGTCTACACCCGCACCGAGCAGGCGCAGGACGCCACGATGATGGCGCAGACCCTGCAGCTGCGCACGGTCGAGCTGGTGGTCGAAGGGCGCTGCCGCACGGCGTCGCAGGAACCGGACGACGAGCTCGACGAGATCGCGCTCGAGGTCGAGACGGCGCTGCTGGCGTCGGGCGCCTTCGGCACGCTGATCAAGTCGATCGAGCTCAAGCGCTCCATTTCGGCCTCGCTCGCCAGCCAGGACCGCCGCTCGGGCGAGATCGAGCTCACATTCGACATCGAGTACCTGACCGCGGCAGGCGCACCCGCGACGGCCCTCTAAACTCAGGAGTGACAGAATGGCCCTGCATCATGGCAAGGATGGCGTCGTCAAATCGGGCGCCAACGCGATCGCCTCGGTGACCGCGTGGAAGTTCACCGGCAAGATCGACCTCGTCGAATCGGCCGTCATGGGCGCGACCAACAAGACCTACCTCGAGGGCCTGACCGACTTCGACGGCACGGTCGACTGCTACCTCGATCCGACCGACGCGACCGGGCAGGAGACGCTGACCGTCGGCGCGTCCGTCACGCTCACGCTCTATCCGCAGGGCGTGTCGGCGACGGCCAACTGGGTGATCAGCGCCATCATCACCCAGCTCGACGCGCAGGCCTCGATGACCGAGGTCGTCAAGCGGTCCTTCACCTGGAAGGCGACCGCTGCTCCGGCCTGGACGGCGTAAGAGCGCGAGCGAAGCTCGCGACGGCGGGGAAAGCGCGACGCGCAGCGTCGTCGCGACTCCGCTCGGCGCAGAATGAACAGGGGAGGCTCGAATGGAACCAAATGTGCTCGGCGAAGCGATCGCCGCCGCCGCCCGCGCCGATTTCGACGCGCGCGGCCTCGGCAAGGTCGAAGTGCCGGAATGGGCCGTCGCCGGCCAGCCGACCGTGATCTACTTCCGGCCGATGACGATCTCGGAGCAGTTCGAGATCTCGTCCTACCGCTCCGAGGACGGCCCCAAATACGGCATGGTCCGCACCATCGTGCTGAAGGCGCTCGATTCGGACGGCAAGCGGCTGTTCACCGTCGAGCACGAGCGCGTGTTCCTCGAGCAGGTCTCGTCCGACGTGGTCATGCGCGTCGCCACCGCCATCGCCAAGGGGGTGCCGGTCGGCGAGGCAAAAAAAGACTCCTAGCCGATCCAGATCGGCAGACCCTGTTCGCGCTGGCGGACAAGCTCCGCATGCTGCCCGGCGACCTCGCCCGGCGCCTCACCCGGACCGAGCTCGCCGAGCTGATCGCCTGGGAAGAAATCAAGCGCGAGCGGGACCAGCAGTCTGGCGATCTCGACGACCTCGAGTAGCTGTTCATCGGGGGCCCCCGCGCGAGCGGGTTGGTCGGCGGCGTGAGCGCGGGGAAAAATATGGCCAACGAGACGTACGATTTCGCCCTGACCGCGCAGGATCTGTCGGGCCCGGCATGGCAGAGCCTCAAGCGCCAGGCGCAGGAAGCCAAGGCGCAGGTCGAGGCCATGGGCACGCCGCTGCAGGGCCTCGTGGGCTACGCCCAGCAGGCCAAGGCCGCGTTCGAGACCTTCATCGGCGCCGAGGTCGTGTCGCGCTTCCTCGAGTTCAACAACCAGGTCAAGGAAGCGTCGGCGCTGCTGGTGCGCCAGGCCGATGCGCTCGGCCTCAACACCGACCAGCTGCAGGCCTACCAGATGGCCGCGCGGCACAGCCAGACCAGCACCGACGAGATGCAGAACATCCTCGCGGTGTTCAACGGCCGCATCGGCCAGGCGACGCAGGGCAACAAGCTGATCATCGACGCCTTCAACCAGCTCGGCGTCAAGATCCTCGACGTGCACGGCCAGCTCCGGCCCTTCACCGACATCCTGACCGAGACGTCGCGGGCGCTGGTCGCCGAGTCCGATTCCTCGGTGCGCGCCGCGCTCACCAAGGAGCTGTTCGGCCGCGCCGCCCAGCAGGCGACGCCGCTCCTGCGCGAGCTCGCGCTCGGCGTCGAGGCGCTCGACCAGGCCAGCAAGCAGACCGGCCAGACGATCGACAAGGAAGCGATCGAGACCTTCCAGAAGCTCAAGGAGCGCAGCGAGCAGCTCGAGGCGCAGATCCGCTCGCTCTATGCCAGCTTCGCCGCGCCGATCCAGCTCACCGCGATGGAGAAGGTGACGGGCTGGATCGACCTGTTCCGCCAGAAGCTGCGCGATGCGAAAGCCGACTGGCTGACCTTCGTGGCGTTCCTCGCCAATCCCGGGGGAACCATCGGCGGCATTCTCGCCTCGCCGTCGCCGGTCGACCAGGCGCGCAAGCACATGGCCGATCTTCAGGGCCAGATCGACCGCAACCAGAGCGTCATCGATTCGACGCCCGACGCGCGCATCAAGGCGCGCCGGCAGCGCGAGAACGACGAGCTGCGCCGCCAGCTGCAGGACCTCGTCCAGCAGGCGGCCTCGGGACAGGGTGTCACCGACGCCATCAACAACATGGTCGGGCCGCCGCAGGCGGGACCAGACGTCGTGTTCGGCGGCACGACGAACCCGAAGCCCGTAGGAAGCGGCAGCAAGCGCGACCGCATCGGCGAGGAGCTGGCGCAGCTGCAGGGCCAGACGAAGGCGGCCGAGGAAGCCTTCAACCGGCTGAAGGCCGCGGCGCAGCAGGCGATCCCGCTCGCCGACCTGCAGCGCGAGGTCGACCTGCAGAAGCAGATCGGCGACGAGCTGGCGCGCATCGGCAAATACAACAAGGACGATCCGCGCATTGCGCAGGTCAAGCAGCTCGTCACCGCGCACGAGACATACAACAGCCAGCTCAAGCAGCTCGAGGAGGCGCTCAAGACCGCCGACCAGACCGAGCGGCAATACGGCGACGGCCAGCTCGCCTTCCTCGAGCAGCAGAAAAGGCTGAACGACGCGCTCGACACCGGGCGCCTCTCGATGGACGCCTACAACCTTGCCATGAAGCAGCTCGCGCTCCAAACGGAGGAGACGCGGCTGAAGAACATCGGCCTGCAGGGCGGCGTCGAGGGCCTCGCCGCCGGCTGGCAGTACGCCATGCTGCAGTACCAGCAGGCAGGCAAGTCGTTCCAGGACGGCCAGCAGCTCTTCCAGGGCATGCTCAACCTGATGGACCAGGGCGTGCAGCAGTTCGTCAGCAAGGGCAAGGTGAATTTCGACAGCCTGCTGGCGTCGTTCCTGTCGATGGTGGCGCAGATGGAGCTGAAGGCTGCGACCTCGCAGATCTTCAATGCGCTGGGCCTCGGCGGCGGTGGCGGCTCCGGCAGCGGAGGCGGCGGCATTCTCGGCGGCCTGCTCGGCCTGTTCGGTCTCGGCGGCAATTCAAATTCGGGCGGCTTCGCCACGGTCGGCTCCGGCGCCGGCGTCACCGACGGCGTGCCCAATTTCACGGGCATGGCCGGCGGCGGTCAGCCGCCGCTTGGCCAGGCGACCCTGGTGGGCGAGAACGGCCCCGAGCTGTTCGTTCCCAACTCGGCCGGCCAGGTCGTGAGCAACAAGGACCTGAGCGGCGGCGGCGACGGCGTGACCATTCGCCAGAACCTCGTGTTCGGCTCCGACGTCGATCGCGGCTGGCTGGAGAATCGCCTCGCGCGCCACAAGCAGGAGACGGTGGACGCCGTGCTCGCCGCCAAGCGTCAGGGCGGCCGCAAGATGGCCGCCGCGTTCGGCGGCAGGTAACCATGTCCGGGTCCGGTTTCACCTATCCGCTCGCCTTCCCGACCTACACGGGCGTCAAGGGCGCGACCATCCGCTACAACAAGGTGGTCGGGCAGAGCACCTCGCCGGGCTCGCTGGTGACGCAGGTCTATGAGTGGCCGGGCGAGCGCTGGGAAGCCGACATCCAGCTCCCGGTGATGACGCGCGCCAATGCCGAGCAATGGGCGGCGTGGCTGCTGTCGCTGCGCGGCCCGGTCGGCTCGTTCCTGATGGGCGATCCCTCGGGCGCCGTGCCGCGCGGGGCCGCTTCGTCGGCCTCCGGCTCGCCGACGGTGTCCGGCACCAACAGTGCGCTGTCGCGCACGCTCGCGATCGCGACCACCGGGTTGGGCAGCGTGTCGAACTGGCTGCTGCCCGGCGACTGGATCCAGCTCGGCAGTGGCGCAACCACGCGGCTCTACAAGAACCTGACGGCGGCCAGCCTGGTGGCGAACGCCGTCACGCTCGACATCACGCCGCCGCTGCGCGTCGCGCCCAACCCCGGCGATCCCGTGGTCGTCTCCGGCGCGCTCGGCAAGTTCATGCTGAGCAGCGGCCAGGTGCAGCATGCGATCGACAATGCCCTGCACTTCACGCCGGCGACGATCGCGGCGGTGGAGGATCTGCGATGAGGTCCCTTACGGCGGCCATGCAGTCCGCCATCACCGGCGGTTCGGTCACCCTGGCGCTGCTATTCCAGGCGAGCTTCACCAGCGGCACGGTCTATGTCTGGACCGGCATCGGCAATCTCAACTGGAACGGCCAGATCTGGCAGGGCATCGGCACCCTGATCGGCTTCGATCGCGTCGACGAGACCGACGACGTCAAGGCGCAGAGCGTGGTGCTGACGGTCAAGGGCGTCTCGCCGGCCGACGTGTCGACGGCGCTGGGCGAGCTCGCCAACGGTCAGGCCGGCCTGATCTATCTCGCCTGCTTCGACAATGCCGGCAATCTGCTGGCCAGCCCGCGCGTGATCTTCCGCGGCCGCCTGGACGTCGGCGAGATCGACGATTCCAACCCGCAGAGCCCCCAGATCAACCTCACCTACGAGCACGAGCTGGTCGACCTCGAGCGGCCGCGCGAATGGCGCTTCACGCACCAGCAGCAGCAGCAGCTCTATCCCGGCGACAACGGGCTGCAATACGTCGCCGGCCTGCAGGACGTGGAAATTACGTGGGGTCAAAATTGATTTTTAGCCCCGCGCTCGCGCCGCCCGCCAACCACGCGCCAAGCTCCGCTTGCGCGGACTCGACGCGGGGGCCCCGATGAGTGTACTCGCTCGAACGAACGGCTGGCTGCCGCGGCTCAACGCCTTCTTCCACGAGCATGCCGACACGCCGTTTGCCTGGGGCAGCCACGACTGCGTCACCTTCGCCGCCTCGGCGATCGAGGTGCAGACGGGGCGCCGCATCTGGGCGCCCGACTGGAAGAACGAGGACGAGGCCGTGAGGCTGGCTGTCTCGCTGCGCGGCCTCGAGGCGGCGGCGAGCGCGGTGCTCGGGCCGCCGATCTCGAACTGGCGGCTGGCCCGTATCGGCGACGTTTGTTTGGTGCGCAGTGAGGGCAAGCCCGCGCTCGCGGTATGTACGGGGCAGACCCTCGCGGGACCTGGACCGAAGGGGTTGAACCACCTGCCGCTCGATGCGGCCGAAAAAGTGTGGAGGGTGGGATGACGCTCATCGGGGTCCCCGCGCGACCGGGTTGGCCGGCGGCGCGAGCGCGTGGCTAAAAAGTGCCGCCGGTCGTAGGCGCCCTGGTCACCGCCGCCCTGACTTCGACCCTCGGCGCCACTCTCGCATCCGTCGTCGGCGCCGTCATCTCGGCCGCGCTGTCGTTCGTCGCCCAGGCGCTGCTGACGCCGCCCGCCTCGAGCGCGCAGCGCCAGAAGCCCGAGCGCCAGCCGATCGACAACAAGGTGACGATCCGCCAGCCCGCTGGCGCGCGGCCGATCGTCTACGGCAACACGCGCGTGGGCGGGACCTACGCCCTGATCCATTCCGACCAGAACAACCAGAACCTCTACCTGGTGATCATGCTGGCCGGCCACGAGATCGAGGCGGTCGACCAGATCTGGTTCGACGATGCCATCCTGACCTTCGACGGGTCCGGCTGGGTGACGGGCGGCACCTGGGTCGGCCGCTCGCCGCCCGGCAACGACGTCACCAAGTTCAACAACCTCGCGCGCGTCACCGTCCACCTCGGCACGCCGACGCAGGCCGCCGACGCCAATTTCCTGAGCGAGATCCCGAGCGTGTGGGACGCGACCTGCCGGCTGCAGGGCATCGCCTACCTCGCCGTCAAGCTGGTGTGGAATGCCGAGACCTACAGCTCGGGCATCCCCAACATCACCGCCGTGGTGCGCGGCAAGAACGACATCTACGACCCGCGCACGGCGACGACCGGCTACTCGAGCAATCCCGCGCTCTGCCTGGTCAACTATCTCTGCGATCCGACCTACGGCGTCGGGGTGAGCTATGCGAGCGGCATCGACGAGCCGGCTCTGATCGCGGCGGCCAACGCCTGCGACCTGCAGGTGAGCGGCGGCGGCGCCAGCGGCAGCGGCACCGAGGCGCTGTTCTCGGCCGACGGCGCCTCGCTCAGCTCCGACACGCCGCAGGTCATCATCGGCAACCTGCTGGGCGCCATGCACGGCAAGGTGGCCTACGACGGCAATCTGTGGCGCGTGCTGGCTGGCGCCTACCAGACGCCGGACAACTCGTTCACCGACGACGACCTGCGCACCTCGAGCCGCGGGCCCAAGATCCAGACGCTGACGTCGCGCCGCGATCTCTTCAACTGCGTCAAGGGCACCTACATCGGCGCCGACCAGAACTGGCAGCAGGGCGATTTCCCGCCCCTGATCAGCCAGCCCTACATCACCGCCGACGGCGGCCTTCAGGTCTACAAGGACATCACGCTCGCCTACTGCAACTCGGCGACGCGCGCCCAGCGCATCGCCCAGATCGACCTTCTGAAGGCGCGCTGGCAGATCGTGGCGACCATGCCATGCAAGCTCTCGGCCTGGCAGGCGCGCGCCGGCGACACGGTCTACTGGACCAGCGCGCGCTATGGCTGGACCAACAAGCCGTTCGAGGTGAGCGAGGCGCAGCTCACGATCGAGCACGGCAAGGAAGGCCCGCAGCTCGGCGTCGACCTGACGCTGCTCGAGACCGACCCGTCGATCTACAACCCCTCAAGCTCCATCCTGGTGCTGCCGCCGGCCAGCGCGCACACCAACCTGCCCGACGCCATCAACGCCGGGCCGCCCAGCAATCTCAGTGCCACCGAGCAGCTCTACGTCGCGCGCGACGGCGGCGGCGTGAAGAACAAGGTGGTGCTGAGCTGGACCGCCTCGCCGGACGCCTTCGTGACGTCGGGCGGCGGCTACCTGGTGCAGTACCAGCTGCAGGGCGCGAGCTCGTGGATCTCGCTGCCGGTCACCAGCGCCACCTCGGCCGAGATCCCCGACGTCGCGCCGGGCACCTACAATTTCCAGGTCGCCTCGGTGAACTGGGCCGGCAACGCCTCGACGCCGATCACGCTCGCCCAGGCGATCGTCGGCCTCAATGCGGCGCCGGTCACGCCGCAGAGCTTCTCGGTCAATGCCATCGGCGGCGCCGCGCTCTGCCGCTGGTCGCTGCCCACCGACCTCGACGTGCTGCAGGGCGGCTTCATGGTGATCCGCTTCTCGGGGCTCACCAGCGGCGCCACGTGGGACCAGGCGGTGTCGATCGGCGAGGCGGTGGCGGCCAATGCCATGGCCTGCGTTCTGCCGCTCAAGACCGGCACCTATCTCGCCAAGTTCCAGAACAGCAACGGCGTCTATTCGCTGTCGCCGGCGAGTTTCGTGTCGAGCCAGACCTCGATGTGGGCGTTCACGGCGCTGGGCAGCCTGGTCGAGAACCCGGCCTATGCCGGCGTCATGACAGGCGTGGCGCTCGATCTGGACGACGGCCACCTGAAGCTCGACAGCGCGCAGTCGTTCGACAGCGTGAGTTACGTCGACGGCATGGCGTCATGGGACTATCCGGGCGGCGTAGGGGCGAGCGGAACCTACGCCTTCCATGCGCCGCTCGACCTCGGCTCGGTGCAGTCCTGCCGGCTGACCTCCGTGCTCGCGACGCAGGTCTACGACGTGATGGACGAGTTCGACACGCGGCCGGGCGACGTCGACGACTGGCCGACATGGGACGGCACCGTGACCGGTGAGGAATGCGACGCGCTCCTGACCGTGCAGACGACGCAGACCAACCCGTCGAGTTCGCCGACCTGGAGCAACGCGCAGCGGCTCGATTCGGCGGAGTTCAGCGCCCGCGGCTTCGAGTTCCTGCTCACGCTGTCGAGCAGCGACGGCAATTACAACATCGGCGTCTCGACCCTCGAGGCGATCGCGGAGGCTCCGTAAATGTCTCAGGCTACGAACGTCATCCCAGGCGGCGCAGGCGTCGGCGGCCTGACCACGCGCACCAACATCAACAACGCGCTGGCGGCGATCGTTTCCGGGCATGGCGGTTCCTCCCGGCCGTCCTATGCCGTGGCGGGGATGCTGTGGTGGAACACCAGCTCGCCCAGCGCGACAGTATGGACGCTCAACGCCTTCGACGGCACCAACGACGTCTCGCTGGGCACACTCGACACGGTGGGGCACGTCTGGTCGCCGGCCGGCGGCACGGTGAACTATGCGCTGGCCTCGGGCTTCGTGAACAAGCTGCGCAACGGCAGTTTCGTCGCCTGGCCGAACGGCACCTCGGGCACGATCGCGGCTGCCGCCACCGGCTCGCCCGCGATCGCGGCCTCGGGCTGGGCCGTCCAGGCGACCGGCGCCAGCGTCACCTTCGCCCAGGTGCAGAGCGGCAACAATGGCGCGCCGCAGAGCCTCAAGGTCACCGGCAACACCAGCGTCACCGACGTGATCGTGGGCCAGCGGATCGAATCGAGCGACGCCGCGCCGCTCGCCGGCAAGGTCTGCACCTTCCAGATGGCGGTGTTCAACAACACCGGCGCCTCGATCACGCCGACACTGCGCACGCGCTACGCCAACACGACGGACAGCTGGGGCGCGCCGGTCACCGACCTCGCCGCGACCAACCTGCAGGCCTGCCCGAACAGCGCCTGGACGATCGTCTCATATAGCTTCACCGCCAATGCCAACGCGGTGAACGGCTACGAGATCGAGGTCGATTTCGGCAACAATTTCTCGACCACCGGCAAATACGTGCAGATCTCGGCCGCCGACCTGCGCGCCACGCCGGGTGTCTCGACCGGGCTCAATGCCAGCCCGCCGGTGCCGGAGTTCATGTCGACGGCGCAGGAGCTGGTGCGCTCGGCGCGCTATTTTCAGACCAGCTACAACAACGGCGTGGCGCCCGGGACGGCGACGCGGGCCGGGCTGCAGAACTTCGGCAACAACGGCTCGACCGGCGCCACCAACGCCAGCGGCTTCACCTTCGCCGTCCACATGCGCGCCTCGCCGACCATGAGCTACTGGGACGGCGCCGGCAATTCCGGCAAGTGCAGCCGCTACACCTCGGGCGCGTGGACTGACAATGCCGGCGCCATGGCGACCCTGCAGGGCGGCGAGGCGGGGGTCGTGGTCACCACCGGCGCCACCGCCAACGTGACCGACTTCGCGCACTTCACCGCGTACGCCGACTTCTGGTGAGGGAGGGTTGAATGGCCGCAGCCTACCGTCTGGCGCCGAGCGGCGTCGTGCGCGCCAGCGATGGCGCCTTCATCCCGGCCGACCTGGCCAACGCCGACTGGGGGCGCTACCAGGCATGGCTCGCGGTGCCCAACACGCCTGACCCGGTGCCGGCCGCGGCGCCCAAGGACACCTTCAATCTCGCGATCGCCGCCGGCCTCGCCGTCACCTCGAGCGGCACGCCGGCGCTCAACGCCACCTATGCGCTCGACCGCGACGCCCTGTTCAACATCACCAGCGAGCAGGTCTATATCGCCACCAAGGGCACCTTCACCAACGGCGGCGCAACGCGCGCCTGGCTCGACGCCGCCGGCACGCCGCACGTCTTTCCCTCCGTCGCCGCCTTCACGGCCTTCGCCGAGGCGGTGGCGCAATATGTCGACTCGCTCAACACCGCCCTGGTGACGGCCGAGCAGGGCGGCACGCCCGCCTGGCCGGCCGCGGCGGCAAGCATTCCCTGAGCGCCGCGATGGACAAGTTCAGCCTTTCCGACTTCGCCGCCTCGGCCGCGCCCTACCTGCCGCCGGCCTTCGGTGCCCTGGTGGGCCTGCGCTGGGCGCAGAACCAGACGCCGCTGCAGAAGCTCACCGGCTTTGCCGGCGGCTTCGGACTCGGCGTGTGGTTCGGGCCCGCCGTGGCCGAATGGTTCTCGCTCGGGCCGCGCGCCACCATCGCGGCCGGCATCCTGATCGCCGTCGTCGGCATGGACGTGATGGGCGGCATCATGGCGGCGGCCAAGGCGTTCGGCAGCGACCCCATGGGCACACTCACCTCGTGGTGGAGCGCGTGGCGGGGCAGAACGTGACCTGGGGCGAAGTCCTGATCGGGCTGGGCCTGGCCTATTTCCTCTTCCGCGAGCTCCTGCATCAGGCCTGCCGGTCGGCCCACAAGCGCCGGCTGGCCGAGCAGGAGCGCGAGCCATGATCGACCGCAACAAGTTCTTCGCCGCCGCGCGCGTCAACCCGTTCGGCGGCTTCATGACCGTCGGCCAGGTCGAGGGCTGCACCGCACTGCTCGACGAATGGGAGGCGCGCGTGGCGTCCGGCCAGATGGCGGGTGACGTACGCTGGCTGGCCTACATGCTGGCGACCGCCAAATGGGAGACGGCGCACACCATGCAGCCGGTCGAGGAATATGGCCGCGGCGCCGGGCGTCCTTACGGCCGGCCCGACCCCGACACCGGCCAGACCTACTACGGCCGCGGCTACGTGCAACTCACCTGGAAGTCGAACTATCAGCGCATGGCGCTGATCACCGGCGCCGACCTGGTGAA